ACTGGTGCTGGTGGTGGTTCTGGTTTAAAGATAGCTCCAGATGCAATTTCATATGCACCGTCTGGTACTATTGATGGTAATTCTGGTAGAATTTTATCTTATCTTCACAAAGCAATTAAACCTGTCAATCAGTTACGTATGATTGAAGATGCTCTAGTTATCTATCGTATATCACGAGCTCCAGAAAGACGTATCTTTTATATTGACGTTGGTAATCTTCCAAAGATTAAAGCAGAACAATATCTCAAAGATGTTATGAATCGTTATCGTAACAAATTGGTATATGATGCATCTACTGGAGAAATCCGTGATGACCGAAATCATATGTCAATGTTAGAAGATTTTTGGTTGCCTCGCCGTGAAGGTGGTAGAGGTACAGAGATCACTACTTTGCCGGGCGGTTCTAATCTTGGTGAAATTGATGATATTACTTATTTCCAAAAGAAACTTTATAAGTCTTTGAATGTTCCCATCTCTCGTATGGATTCTGAAGCAGGGTTTTCTTTAGGAAGAGCTTCTGAAATAACAAGAGATGAACTTAAATTCTCTAAGTTTGTGCAACGTATTCGTAAGAAGTTTGTACCTTTATTTACAGACATTCTTAAAACACAACTTCTATTAAAGGGTGTTATTGCTCCAGAAGATTGGGCTACGATGCAAGAGCATATTCAATATGACTTTCTACAAGATGGTCACTTTGCAGAGCTTAAAGATGCAGAACTTCTTAATGATCGTATTCAAACACTTGATTCAATTCAATCATACATTGGAACATTCTTTAGTAAAGAATATGTACTGAAGAAGGTATTGCGTATGAATGATGCAGAGATTGCAGAAATGAATGATCAGATTAAGAAAGAACTTACTGTCGATCCATTAGATGGTGGTATAAGTTTACCAGATGGTGGAGATGGTATTACAAGATATCCTCAAGATGGTGGTGGTGGTGTTATTTCACCGGAACAGATGCCAGACTATGAAGAACCAGAAAAAGAAGGAAATTAATTATGAGTAGAGAATTTGTAGATGCTATTGTATCAGGAAATAATATAGGTGCAGAAGAAGTATTTAGTTCTGTTGTAGGTACAAAGGTTGGTGATACTTTAGAAATAAAGAGGAAAGAATTAGCAAATACTTTTGTTAAATCTATGTCAATAGAACCAGAGGGAAACGATGACTCAGAAGTTTAGTAAAGTGTATTCATCCGTAATTGAGAAGGATGAGCATAAGAAATCTAAAGAATATAAGAAACTTTCACCAAAAATGAGAGATGCTATTGATATTATATTTCAAAAGATGGATTCTAAACCTTCCGATTTCCTAAATAGTTTTGAAAAAAGTATAAAAGAAGTATCGAAAAAATTTAAAGTATCTGAAAAAGAACTTTTGAATTATTTTGAGAAAGAAATGTTATCAATTTAAGGGGTTAGAGTATGGCTTTTACTACAAGAACACTAAGAGATACGGTTGTTAATGCTCCGGGCGCTGGTGGAACAGTTACGGTTAAGGTTGATATCGAAGATGACACTACCGCAAATAATGCTATTTTGGATGCGAGTGCTCTAGATGGTCATGCAAACGGTGCAAAATTACACATCTCAAAGCTTTGGTGGGCATTGACTCAAGGTAGTGCAGATGACGATACTGGCCATATTGAACTTCAAGAAGTATCTTCTGGAACTGATATTGTTCAGATTAGACTTGCTGGAACTGGACACTATGATGGTACTGCTGGATTGATTAAGGGAACCGCGGCTAACACAACAGCAACTTCTGGTGACCATGAGCTGACTTGTTTTGGTACATCTGGATTTCTTATAATTGAATTCAAAAAAGACGAAAATTATACAACATAAGGATGAACCAATGCAAATAGTAAAATTATTTTCAGAATCCGTTGAAGAGGTGGAGTATATCACCGAAGAAAAAGAAAGCGGTAAAAAGGATTATAAAATTAGAGGCATTTTTATGCAGGCGGATATCAAGAACCGTAATGGTCGAGTATATCCTATGGAAATCCTTAATAAAGAAGTTACTAAATATAACAAGAATTTTATCAAAGAAAATCGTGCTTTTGGGGAACTCGGACATCCAGACGGACCAACCGTCAATTTGGAACGGGTATCTCACATGATTACTTCTTTGACCCCTGATGGTAAGAATTTTATTGGTGAGGCCAAAATTATGTCTACGCCAATGGGGGAAATTGTTAAGAACCTTATGGATGAAGGTGCCAAGTTGGGCGTTTCATCTAGAGGCATGGGAAGTTTGGATCAAAGAAATGGTGCTAACTATGTGAGAGATGATTTTTATCTCGCAACTGCCGCAGATATTGTTGCTGACCCATCGGCTCCAAATGCTTTCGTGGAAGGTGTCATGGAAGGAAAGGAGTGGGTATGGAATCATGGCGCATTAATTGAGGCACATGTTGCAGAACTAAGGAAGAAATTTGATGTTAAAAAACATAAAAGACAAGCAAACAAAGAAGCATTAGAGTTTGCTAAATTCCTCAAGATGTTGTAATTTATAAATAATAAAAGTATATAAAGGGAGAAATCCATGTCCGAATTAGACCAAACAATTGAGGAGCTTGAATCTGAAGTATTGGCGGAACTAGAAGAAGCCAGTCAACCCGACAGCACGGGTGGAAAATCAGACGCTCCTAAAAAAGTAAAAGATGAAGTTAACGATGAAGAAGACCTTGGCGGTGCAGACCCCGAAGCAAAAGTAGAGAAAGGTGCTGACGAAGATCGTAAAGAAAAAGCGATTGGTAAAAAAGCGTCGGCTGCTGCTAAAGCTATTAAAGGTGATGCGCAACAAAAAAGTGCTGGAAAAGCTGATGCTCCTCAGAAACTTGCTGCTGGAGACGAAGTAATGCATGACGGTGAGAAAATTTCCGAAGAAGATATTGAAGAAAAAATGTCAAATATCAGTGTTGCTGAAGACGTTAAAGCTTTGATTGACGGAGAAAATCTTTCTGAAGAATTTAAGATTAAGGCCGCAACAATTTTTGAAGCTGCTGTTAAATCTAAAATACGTAGTGAAGTTGTACGAATGGAAGAAGACTACGTTCTTCAACTTTCAGAAGCTACTGAGACAATTAAAGAAGAGTTGTCAACTAAGGTTGATGATTATCTTGGTTACGTTGTCGAAGAGTGGATGAAAGAAAATGAAATTGCGATTGAACGTGGTTTGAAGGGTGAGATTGCTGAAGACTTTATTTCTGGTTTGAAGCAATTGTTTGAAGACCATTATATTGATGTTCCTGACGAAAAATATAATATTTTAGAAGCTCAAGCAGAAAAGATTTCTGAACTTGAACAAAAACTAAATAGTACTATTGAAGAGAATGTTGATAGAAGGAAAGCTGTTGAGTCTTTGACTAAAGAGGCAATTATGCATGATGTTTCTGAAGACCTTACTGTCACTGAGATTGAGAAATTTAAGTCTTTAACTGAAGAGTTGGATTTTGTTAGTGAAGAAAGTTTTCGTCATAAACTTGATACTTTGAAGGAAAGTTATTTTCCCAAAACTGGTGGGGAAGAATCTTTCTTAATTGATTATGATAATAGTGAACTTGCACAGGACATTGATACGACTGGAGCAATGAAAAGTTATATGTCGGCAATCAGTCGTACCAAGCTTGCATAAATTTATAAATAAATGTAGAAAAATAAAATAAGGAGAAACGAATATGTTTCAAACAGAACATCTACAAGAAAAGTGGCAGCCAGTCCTAGAGCATCCTGATCTTCCAAGGATCGAGGATAGTTATAAGCGTGCAGTCACTACTGTTATTTTAGAAAACCAAGAAAAAGCCATGAGAGAAGATGCTGCGTTTCTTTCGGAAGCCGCACCTACTAACTCCACTGGTGGATCGATTTCTAACTGGGATCCGATTCTTATTTCGCTAGTTCGCCGTGCCATGCCTAATTTGATTGCGTATGACATTTGTGGTGTGCAACCTATGACTGGTCCTACGGGACTTATCTTTGCAATGCGTGCTTCTTTCATCTCTTCGGATGGTGCAGAAGCATTGGTTGATGAAGCCCTGCCAGGTGGACAAGGTAAATCTAACCAAAACGCTGCTGGTACAACTGGTGGTGGTGATGTTGGTTCAACAGAAACTAACCCTGCTGTGCTTAACGACAGTCCTTCTGCTGGAACGTACACTAGTGCGACTGGTCAGACAACTGCTCAAGGTGAAGCACTGGGTGATACATCCACAAACGCTTTTGCTGAGATGGCATTCTCTATCGACAAATCAACGGTTACTGCCGTTACCCGTGCTCTGAAGGCTGAGTACACGATGGAACTTGCTCAAGATCTTAAAGCAGTTCATGGTTTGGACGCTGAAACAGAACTTGCGAACATTCTTAGTTCGGAAATTCTTGCTGAAATTAACCGTGAAGTTGTTCGTCGTGTTTATGTTGCTGCTGTTAAAGGTGCACAAGCTAACACAACGACTGCTGGTATCTTCGATTTGGACACCGACTCTAATGGTCGTTGGTCTGTTGAGAAATTCAAAGGTCTAATGTTTGCCATTGAACGTGATGCGAATGCGATTGGTCAGCAAACTCGTCGTGGTAAAGGTAACATGCTTCTCTGTTCTGCTGACGTTGCGTCTGCTCTTCAGATGGCTGGTATCCTTGACTACACACCTGCACTTAACAACAACTTGAATGTTGATGATACGACAACTACCTTTGCTGGTATTCTTAATGGACGATATAAAGTCTATGTTGATCCGTATTCTGCCAACGTTGCTGCTTCGCAGTATTATGTTGTTGGTTACAAAGGTTCTTCGCCTTATGATGCTGGTATGTTCTACTGCCCATATGTTCCGTTGCAAATGGTTCGTGCGGTTGGTGAGAACACATTCCAACCTAAAATCGGGTTCAAGACTCGTTACGGTATGGCTGCTAACCCATTCGCTCAAGCTGCTGGTGCAGTTGGCGCGGCTGATACGCAGAACACTGATGCATCTATCGATGCGGGTGTTAATGTTTACTATCGTCGAGTCAAAGTTACAAACTTGATGTAAGGTAATCTTTCCACGAATAGAATAATAATAATCGTGGAATAAAGAAGAAAGTTACAGGGGTCCGTCGGACCCCTTTTTTTTGTTTATTGGTTTATTCGTTTATGAAAAATATTAAAAAAAACTTGTCACTTGATACTTTTTTATAAAAAACTTATCACTTAACATTGCAAAATTTTTGAGAGGGTTTTAAAATGTTATAAATACTTGTATGGCCACTACAAAAGCACTTGAGCGACAACCAGATAAATTGGATTATGCAAGTCCGACTCAATTTAGTTTTATAATCAATCAACTTCCTAAAGTGCAGTTCTTTACAACTGCATGTAATTTGCCTGGAATTACATTAGGAACCACAATATTAGAATCAAGGTTTAAACAAGTTTCAATTCAAGGTGATAATGTAGATTTCGCAAGTTTTGAGTTATCCTTTATAGTAGATGAATATCTTGAAAATTATTTATCTTTGCATAATTGGATAACTGCTGCTGGTTTTCCAAAATCTACAGAACAGTTTAGAGTTTTTAGAGATGAAACCTCTGAAACATCAGATTTGGGATATGAAAAAGCAGGAACAAGATCTGGCATGTTCACCAAGTCAGATAGAAATATGACATCAGATTCAACATTAACAATTTTATCAAATAAGAATAATCCTATTGTTGAAGTTAGATTTCGTG